AGTGGGAGCACTCGAAGCTTGTATTCGACGACGATGGCACAGAGCGCGAATTCAAAATGCACCTGATTGGTAGTTCGAATTTGGCGGACACCAATAATGAAAGTGGAATCGGTTTGATTCAAGAGTATCAGAATTCGCGAGCTTATCCGAATGCTGATCCTGCTTTGCCGAGTTCAGCGAGTGATACTATCTATGCAAAGATGATCGGTTATGCTCCAGATGAGCTGACCGATATTATGGTTGATAATATGGAGAATGACAATGATTTACCTCCATATGATCCTGATGAGTATCCTGGTGGAGATACGAATGCCGATGCGGCAGTTGGCGTTCGATTAGGCTCGGTGAACGCGACAATGTCTGTCACTAATCTTGGTGGGTTCATAGCGCCTTGTGGATTGATAAAAGTACATTCTAATGAATTGGCTTTGGATGGTGGGTCGCCGAGTATATATGCGGCGGTTTCAGCACCGACTGCCCTTGTGATTTTGACAGTGGCTTCTGGGCCATATCGTGGCGTACTTGCATCGCCGATGGGGCAGTGATATCTTGGTTAAGATTCCAGTAGAAGTCGAGAAGGCGGTTAGCCTGGCTAAGACTGCACAGATTCTCGCGTATGTTCGAGAGAATCAACTACTCACTGCACTCTGTCTGTTTGTCTTGTGGCAGGCAGGTGCTTTTATTCAAGCGGCTAATGCCGCACAGGGAGTTGTATGTTGATGGCTAAGAAATATAATTATGGGAAGAAGTTCAAGCGTGATGGAAAGATGGTACAGTACCGTTATACTAACGGACGTAAAAGTACCAAGAAGCTTGTTCCCGCAAAGAAAGGTCGGCGTTGATGGCACAAGGTGCCTGGCACGGTTTGCGTGGTCCGGCGGACTTCTTAATTCCTGATGACACACGAGAGATGGTGTATTCAGGTGCTGGCACGGCGGTTACGTCGGCAGCTGCTTATGTTCTTAATTCGAGAGAAGTTACCAGGTCAATATCTCGAATGGCTGCTCATCACGTTGTTAATGTGTATGCTGCTAATCCGGGTGCTGTTTATCCCCGGGCTGCTTTGAGATCTGTTGCTCAGAGGCAGGTGCTCAAAGGATCAGTTTTGAGAGGTGTTGGAATGATGACCCGTATTTTACCTGGTGTCAGCATGGTGGCATGGGCTTTGACCATTGCTGCTTCGTTACCGCCGAGTACTGCGGCGGATCTTGCGTGGCGTGGTTCGCAGCAAAGACATGTTGATACGTATATTCAGGCATTACATGACCTGTAGTATTAATTAGTAGTGAGTAGTCACCAGTACTATGTGGGACTGTGAACCGGTGTTATATTGGCGTGTTAGACAAGATGGGAAATGGACGTGGCAGAAGGCCCGAGCTGCGCAGGTGCAGAGCGGGTTGTTCGCTATTGAGAACCCACGTCCGAAAGTGATTGAAAGTGGTGATGAAAGTGAATAATCACAATGCTGGTCGTTGTGATTTTTGCGCAGAGAATGAATCAAAGTTTACCATTAATGGTGGTCTTTGGTGGATATGTCAGACATGTATGGATGATCATTATGGAGTTGAAGAAGAATGAGTTGTTGTTGCTCGACTTGTGATGCTCGAACAATAGAGCTGATCCAGGCTATCGACGATCTTCGTCGTTCCCTGGTTATTGTTCTACAGGAAGCGAAGGTTTCTTCGATTAATTCTGATGGAGATGATTCCTATTACTGGAACCACGGGTAGGAAAGTTCGGATTGCGTTTACTCGCAAATCTAAATCTCCACCATCTCAGGGCGGAAGACAGTTTGATCTTCGGGGAAAGTGTCTCGTTTGTGAGGTGCGTCCTGATCCTCTCAAACCAGGGGATTGTTTGTGTCCCCCGCTACGCGCGCGCGTGCGCGCGTTGGCGCGCACACGTGAGGAAAGTGACTAAGAACTCACGTTGCCGGTGGGTGCCCTAACCCATACGAAGATAGGGAGTTCAGGGCGTAGGTTGGTCGGGGCGGATGGTCTAACTACGGGCAAAATTTAATGGACCCGTTTTAGAGTGAGGTCTATATGCCCAAAATTGAACCGGCCGTCACTCAGTTGTTTTACGGCGTCCCAGATGGAACTAGTTATATTGACCTCGCGAAGGATTTGAGTAAGGTTAATCGACGATTATATCGTCAAGGAATGACGTATGTCGTTCAGGATGTTCAGATCGGTATGGTTGCGGGTATGGAAGCTACAGATGTTTACCAGATTTCATTTGCGACTTCTGGGAATTCATGGATTGTTCATAATGCCTGGCGTAAGGGGTACGAAGCCTGGCGAACCCAGCAGCGCGATATTATGGATCATCTTCCTACCTCTCAGGGGAAGTGGGCAGATTTCAAGGTATACCTTGATGATTCTCATGAGGATGCAACTACGCTCGAGCCTTTGGCTTCGGATGGAGCTGTGTATTTGCCTGGAGAGTGGGAGCACTCGAAGCTTGTATTCGACGACGATGGCACAGAGCGCGAATTCAAAATGCACCTGATTGGTAGTTCGAATTTGGCGGACACCAATAATGAAAGTGGAATCGGTTTGATTCA